CTGCTGCTACTGCTGCTACTGCTACTGCTGCTGCTGCTGCTGCTGCTGCTTCTACTACTACTGCTACTGATTCTACTGATTCTACTACTGCTGCTTCTACTACTACTGCTACTGATTCTACTGATTCTACTACTGCTGCTACTGCTGCTGCTTCTACTACTACTGCTACTGCTGCTGCTGCTGCTACTGCTGCTACTGCTGCTAATGTAAAACAATTCATCGATAAATTGAATGCAGCGAATTTTAATAATAGAGAAAAAAAAACTCCTGTTACCGGTTCATTGAATAGCGAAAACAATGAGATCTATAATAAAATAAAAAATTTTATCGGTGTATTGAATATTATTAGTAGTAAATTTAAGACACAAACAAATAGTGGTGACCTAGAACTGACAAAACTTATAAACACAAATAACAAATGGATAAACTCTTGCTTTTCTCTTTTATCGACTTTATTGCTAGCACAGCAAAAATACTTAACGCATTCTAAAAATGGTTTAATTACACCAGTAATTAAAATTGGTAATAATACAAATACAAACGATACGTCAATTCTATCAAAAATAAAAGGGATGATGCCGATAAAACGATCACTATCAGATATGTTACCCCCAGACGATTATAGTGATCTTGATTTCGGTGTTGATTTCGGTAATGATTCGGGTAATGATTCGGGTAATGATTCAGGTAATGTATTGCCAAAAGGATATCATATATTGTCAGAAGGTAAACCAATAAAAACTGTATAATAATAACCATATCAAATTAATATTGTTATTATATATAAATATGTGCGATTATGATGTTATTATAATTGGTGCGGGAGCAGCAGGAATATCGGCCGCCAAAAACTTAATGATAAATGGGAAGCGTGTCTTAATATTAGAAGCAAGAAATCGCATTGGTGGACGAGTTCATGATATAACAACAAAAGAAATGGGAGATATCCATTTAGGTGCTTCTTGGTTACATTATAAAGGTGATAACCATATCCTCAAAGGATTACTCGATATGTATAATGTTAAATATCTCAAAGACGATTCGTTAGAGAGTAATGAAGGCATGGATGTATATACAACCCAAGGTAAACTTTCGAAAGCAGAAAATGATAAGTTTGCAAAAATTTTAATGGCTCTACCGAAAAATATAAAAAAATACGGTATGAGAAATCCAACATTAACCGTAACCGATGTGGTAACATTAATCGCAAAACAAAATAATTACGAAATAGGATTAACGAATGCATTAATAACGAGAGCTTTTGAACATTGCTCTATGAATTCTGATGTGATGCTTGCGAAGGAGTTTGATGGTTGGGAACTCAATGGTCAGTTCAATAAAGATGGGTTTGGTAAATTACTACACGGTATGTCTGAAGACGTACCAATCAAATTAAACTCTATCGTAAAAAAAATAGAACAATCTAAAAATACCGTAACTATAACGACGAGCCGTAAAACATACACTTGTGAATACGCTATATCTACATTACCTACTGGTGTATTACAAGCAGGTTTGGTTGAATTCAAACCAGGTCTACCTAATGATAAAAAAAAGGCATTACGAAATTTAGATTCCGGAAATCATGAAAAAATATTTTTAAAATTCCCAAGTGTGTTTTGGGATAAAAATGTGGAAGTCTTTCAGTATGCGCCCGAAAAAAATAGAGGACTTTGCTCACAATGGTATAATATTCTATTGAAAACCGAAAATCAAAACATTCTTTATACAAATATATCAGGTCCGGACATAGAGTACGCAAAAAAAAGCACAAATGAGTTAAAAAAAATATCAATGGATATCCTGAGAAAGATGTTCGGAGACAATATTCCTGAACCGGAATCTATATATGTGACAAATTGGTCTCACGATAAATATACACTGGGTGGTCCGTACGCACATCCTACGAAAAGGGGAACAATGGAAGACCTATCTGTAATGGGACAACCATTTGGTAGAATTCATTTCGGCGGAGTCGATACATCAAAAGATGATACAGAAACCGTAGAAGCCGCTATATTATCTGGGATAAGAACATCTAGTGAAATTTTGAAGATGTGTAAAAACTAAATATAATTATAATATAGAACACGCTTCTATATATTGCATACGCATTTATTGGCCTTCTTGCAGGAATATCTATGGGAACAATTGGGATGGGTGCTAGACTTATTACTGTTCCATTGTTAACAATGACGGGCTTACAAATTAAGCAAGTTATAGCAGTTATAATGGTAATACAACCTTTTACCACAATCCATTGCTGGAGTTATAAATTATAGTCTGGACTTCCACTATTATTGTAATCGTCGGTAGTTTGTTTGGTATATGGTTGGGTTCGTATCTTGTTATGTATAATTATATTGACGAACGAATGCTATATCGTTCATTGACCATATTCTTATTTCTAAGTTCTATTTACTTTTTCAAAAATCATTGGTAAATTATATATTAAGAATAAATACTATAATAAACGTATAGTATTTATGTATATCAAATGTCTTCTTATATTACTGCCTCAAACCAAGAAATGTTATGGAGAACTATACAGAAAAATGCCCTTTTTAGTCAGACACTTACACAGGAACAACAACCGATTTGGTTCCGCGAAATTATTGGTAATTTTTATAGCGAAAACGTTAATAAACACCTAGGTAATAATGAACTTTTAGAACTGAATAAGTCAACATTAAGATTTATGATTCATAATTTAAAAGGACGTGTTACAAGAGAACCGGTTTTAAATGAACCAATAAATGATAGGTTGGAACCAAAATCAGTATCATACCAGAGTAATTATGATACTATCCAGAATGAGTATAATAATATGCATAAACGAAATATTCCTCAGGAACCAGATTTTAAAGAACCATTTGATGATGAGAAGATAAAAAATATGGACGAACTTATAAAGCAGCAAATGAAAGAACGTGAATTGGAAATACCAAAACCACCAATTGAATTGATAAGTAAGAGTGTGAATAACGGTCACACCCAGGTAGAAACGAAGGAAATAAAAGATACGTCAGTTCAAACAGAAAATGATGATTTATACGAATTAAATAGACAACTCGAAGCTCTAATTAACAGGGTCGACGTAATGGAACGTGAAACGAATGATATGAAATCACAACTTACTAAAACTACTATTATACACCAGTCGAATGCTGAATAAATTTTATCTCTGTAATTGTAGGAACCTACCTATTACATTTTTATTCTTTTTTTCATATTCAATTGCTTTGATATTTGATTCATGTTGTTTTCGTAGTATCATTTGTTCTTGTTCTCTTTGTTGTCTGTTTATTATACCTTCTGATTCCTGTGATGATAGCGGAACTGTATCTTGACGCCCTCTCTCTTGTGTAAGGTGGTCTACAGACTTGTATTTCTTCATATTATCAAAGTCACTCTCACTGACTGCCAATACTGTCTGGTCTTTATGCACTTTTCGTAAATCGTCGTATTTTAATTTACTGAATGGGTCCGATGTCGCATAAACATCATCGGGATTTCCATACAAATTTGTTCCACCAACACTGTTTAATGTTTGAACACCAGTGTGGCGTATTAGAGAACCTTGCTGTTGCTTAACCTGGTTAAATGCCTTACCCATACTATCTTTGGTTATATTGGAAATATTGGAATATTGAGCGTCACCACTACGAAACCAATCATTACGACTTTCATCTGGTTTTACTGCCATATTTGTTTCGAATAAATCATTAAATGTTGAGTTGAAATCCTTTTTATTCATTTTACCTATAACAGTAGAAACTTGCTTTTGACCCACATCTTGGTTCTCCAAGGGTGCATACGCCGTATTTTTCCTATCGTTCCGTTCTTCGTGTTTAATCTTTTCGTTATAATAATTCACCACGAATTCGTATGCTTTCTTATAGAATAAAAAATACTTGGGGTCCAAGCGAGACTTATCTGGATGCGTCATTAACACCTTTTTCTTCGCTCGTTTCATATCATCTGCGTTCATATTATAATCCACATCGAATAATGCGAGCAATTCATCAAAACTATAGTTACTGATATCTAAGTTATGTGGAGAACCTGACATTTATATATGTATAATCCCCTTATTTTTTAAACTCAATAACTACGAAACAATATAAATATTACAAACCATTTATATAAATATGGCAACGTTCAAAGGTGAGATTGATGGTATTTCTGGATTACAGAGGTTAATTGACGAGAATCCTGGATTATTAGTTATAAAGATGGGTGCATCATGGTGTGGCCCTTGTAAGAAGATACAGGATATTGCGAATAAAAAAATGATGGATATAGTGAATACTTGGGGGAATTCTGTTAATATCATAGAAATTGATATTGATGATAGTTTTGATGTATATGCTAGTCTTAAAACTAAGCGAATAGTAAACGGTATTCCCGCAATTTTATGTTGGTTCAAAGAAAATGTGGAACTCAGACCGAGTGAGTTTATAAACGATTCTAACCCAGACGGAGTGTCTTTATTATTTGATAAATGTAATGCATATCTTAAGTCTATGTAGATTCGCAATGAGTCTTGTTTGAACAAAATAATCTACGGATACCACTAAATGCAGTTGTTCTCTGTTTTCGTATTATAATTAAATGTGTGTTGGTTTCTGGTTGTGTTTTTTTTACTGATGTGAAAGCAGAATTGGTTCCTCCAAATGATGGATTTACTGAGATCACCTGATTTGTATTTGCTTGCATTATATTTCGGGGTTTTACAATTATACATAATAAAATGAACGAATTTCAATTTTTACGAGAATACTAATATTCTCATAAAAATTTTATACAGGTTATACTGTTTGTGTAATACCAAAATTGGTTCAATAATAGACAAACAAATAAAAAAAATATTTTGATATATAATTATTTCCAAAGATTTAATTATTTGTTGATTTGGATTCTCTTTTGATTTTCCGAAAAGTGGACATTTATAATTGTCCATTTTTCATTTTTCTGAGAATTCTTTTTCATAACAAAAACTGGATTTTCAATTTACTGCATTATGCTTTAAAACGTGTTTTTATAAGTTATTTTTATTAGCATAGTTTTTTTTGAAATTATATTGTGTTTCATTTAGTCGTTTTTTTTGTTAGTCTATAATAGACTAACAATGACTAACAAAAAAACGACAGAAAACGACAGAGATTTTATGTGTGATAAATGTATATTTAGATGCAGTAATAATTGTGATTATATAAGACATTTAGCGACAGCAAAACACAAAAGACTAACAAATGCTAACACAAATACTAACAAAAAAACGACAGAAAACGACAGAAAATTTTTATGTAATTGTGGGAATTCTTATAAACATCGTTCATCTTTATCTAAACACAAAAATACTTGCTTTTATATTTCGAACTCTATAGTCATTCAAGAAAAAACAGAAGAAAAACCTTCTATGATGGATATTATTACACAAAACAAAGAGATTATGAATGCTTTGGTTCTCCAAAATGAACAATTAATGAAACAGAATACAGAACTTACAAATACCATTAAAGAAATCGTCCCAAAGATAGGTAATAATACAACCAATAACAATACCAATAACACCAATCAATTCAATCTACAGGTATTTTTAAACGAAGATTGTAAAGATGCTATCAACTTTTCTGATTTCATAAAACAAATTCAAGTTTCATTTGAAGATTTGGAGAACCAAGTAGAAAGTGGGTATGTTAAAGGTATTTCCAAGCTTTTTATTGAAAGTTTACAAGGATTGGGTACTAATAAAAGACCAATTCACTGTACTGATAAAAAACGAAAGACCTTGTATATTAAAGAAAATGATGAATGGGATAAAGAAGGTTCTCAAGATATATTAAAAAAAGGCATTCAAGAAGTAACAAAGAGAACATTACAAACTCTCATGAAAGAAAAGGAGAACAGGGCAGAAGAATATGCGGATATGGATTCCGAATTCTCAGATAAATGTCTCTATATCCAGAGAAATTTGATACCAACCGCTCCGCGTGAGACGGCGTTCGGTAAAGTAATGGAAAATATAACCCGGACTTCTGGAATAATGTAATAATAATAAAAATTGAACTATTTTATATATAATGAATAATTATACAAAACGAACAAAATGGTCAAACAACGATGCACTTGCTGTAATAAGAAAGTTGGAGTTATAGGGTTTCCGTGTAGATGTCTAAACGAGAACAATGACCCAAATATATTCTGTGCTAGTTGTCGTACTCCTCGTACGAAACCTAGTGATAAAGGACATCACTGTAACTTCGACTATAAGCAATTGGGGAGAGAAATAATAGAGAGAAATAATCCATCAATTAAAGCAGTTAAAGTTGAAAGCATTTAAAAATAAAATATTTAGCATAGTATATAATGCAGATTTTCGTGAAGACGCTTACGGGGAAGACGATTACACTTGATGTTGAACCATCCGACACCATCGATAACATCAAGACCAAGATACAAGACAAGGAGGGAATACCACCCGACCAACAAAGATTGATTTTTGCCGGTAAACAACTGGAAGACGGCAGGACTCTTTCTGACTATAATATTCAGAAAGAGAGCACACTCCATTTGGTTCTCCGGTTAAGAGGAGGCGATTTTCAAATTTAAATACCCCTTTTTTATATTATAATCTAACAACTTAAAGACTTATTGTGTTATATAGTATAACACAATGACAACGTGTCCCTGTTGCAGAAAAGAAAAAGATGCGACTGATTTCAAGAAAGGAGAAAAGACTATGAAAAAATGCATAGATTGTCGCAATCAAGCAAAGGAATGGAGGGATAACAATAAAGAACGAATTTCATTGTATAATAAAATGACTGTAAAAAACCAAAATAATGAAAAGGAAACAAAAACCATAATATATGCCAAAAAAACAAATGAAGATACGTGGAAAGAATATGATACACAATTAGCAGCAGCAACTGCGTTGAACCTACACACACCAAATATTAATAAGGTGATAAAAGGACATCTAAAAACAACAGGAGGTTATGAGTTCAAAATAGAAACTATATCCAAACAAAAAGGAGAAACATTATCGTGGGACCAAATAAAACAAACAAATAATATTATAGAAAATGTAAAGGGAAAACCATCAAAACACCGAATCCTACACGAAACGAGAAACGACATTGTAGGTAAATGTTGTTGCAACTGTAAAGAATGGAAAGAACTGACCCAATATAACAATACAGAAAATCATTGGGATAATCTTAGAAACGACTGTAAAGATTGTTTATCAGAGTGGAGAACAAATAATAGAAAACAATTAAATACAAAACAATTAATTTATGAAAAAAACAGAAGAGCAACAGACCCGGGGTTCAAAATAATTGGAATTTTACGTTCGCGACTGGGTAATGCGTTAAAACGCAAAAACGCAAAGAAATCACAACCAACATTAGAACTAACAGGTTGCGAGATAAACTTTCTCAAAGGATATTTGGAAGCAAAATTCACAGAGGGTATGTCGTGGGAAAATCACGGAGATTGGCACATTGACCACATAAGGCCGTGTTGTAATTTTGACCTAACGATAGAAGAAGAGCAAAAAAAGTGTTTTCATTATACAAACCTACAACCATTATGGGCACAAGAGAATTTATCAAAGGGAGGTAAGTATGAAGGAGCAGAGGAAGTAGATAAAATAATATCAACAAAAACACTTAAAGAATAAGTGTGTTATTATCTTGGGAAGGGTGAAGAGTAAAAACAAAAAAGGCTCCCGTAGCTCAGCTGGTTAGAGCGTTGTGCTTATACTGTTACCAGTATGCGATAGTGGTATAAATTCCACAATAGCACCAACATATGTTACGCAAAAGTCGCGAGTTCGAACCTCGCCGGGAGCATAATTGTTAGAGTGGTGAGGCACTAAAAAACTCGTTTTTTGGCTCTTTTAGTGTAGTTGGTTATCACTACCGGTTCTGATTCGGTCAACCCAGGTTCGATTCCTGGAAGGAGCAAAACAACAAAGATAATTTGTCTTTTTTGTTTTGTATTTGGCATTATCAAATACTTTTAACATTGTATTACACTATTTGTTTTATTTGTTAGTAATGTTATATTGTAAGTCTGATATTTTTTTGTTATATTTGTTTATTTTATCATATGGTACATGTAGCTTACGTCTAGCTGCATTTGATATAATATCATTCTTTATACGAGTTAATTTCAATTTATCATATCGCAATTGTTTTACACTTGGTTCAATACTACTTGGTCGTTTTCGTTTTTTGGATTTATTAGAACTATTAGTTTTTTTGGATTTATTAGAACTATTAGTTTTTTTGGATTTATTAGAACTATTAGAACTATTAGAACTATTAGAACTATTAGAACTATTAGAACTATTAGAACTATTAGATTTATTAGAACTATTAGAACTATTAGTTTTTTTGGATTTATTAGAACTATTAGAACTATTATACACAATAATGGGTTGATTAATTACATCTTTTAAGGATTGTTTATCGGTGACTGCCTTAATTTTTCCTTTTTCAATCAATTCTTTTAATGCGTAATTTGTGTTGCTACTACCATCGCCATTTAAAATATCATAATCAATATTATTAATATCAAGCAATTCTTTAATTGCATCTTCATCGTTATCTTTGAACAAACTAATCAGGTACTTACGATTATCAGTTCTACGATTTATATACTCAGATTGTGCATTAGAGTTTGCCTTTCCTATGTCAATTGATTTATTACACATAGGTTCGCTATCCAAGTTATTCTTGGATTTAAGATTTATTTGTTTTTCCTTTCCAAGTAAAACGTCATCCAATTTGTCATATCCTTGGTCATCCAACGCGGCACGCATTCCCAGTGTATTTACTCCTTCGCCAAAACAAGAAACAACATCTAATGTAGAATCCTCTCTAAAACCGAACTTATTATATAAACACATTCCACTGGCATTATTATAACTACCAGCGAGTTCCAATAAGCCCGTATTTAGTCCAATATGCTTTACCGATTTAATGTATATATACATTAAATATCTTGAAACTGCCTGATTTGAGCATATTATTTTTAATACAGGAATTGATGGGTACAGACTACATTCTCCAATTTCTGTTATTATAAAACCCTGTATATCATCTAATAAAATGTTATCATCACTTATTTTGCTTGTTATGTCATTTTTTGTTTTTGTTTTTGTTATAAATAATAAGTCGTGTTTACGTATAGCAGCGGATACCTGCATATTAGTGCCAATATAGTTTGCCTTCGTCATGGCAGCCTTTATTGCTTGTATGGCGTACTCTGGGTTCACACCACCACTTGTATTATCCTTACCTATACAAGGTTTCACAATTTTGTTTAAAAATGTCGCGTAATCCGGTGTACCATCTTTATTAACTGGTCTTCCTCTTAATGTCATTTTATTTGTATCGAATGATTTAATATCCTGTCCGAAAACCAATTTATAGTCACTAAATTTTTGTTTAACCTCTTTGGAGAAACTATCCATCAATTCTTGAGTAAATAAATATGGCATATATACATTCGTCATATTTATTTCTTACGTTTGGTTTTCCTCTTATTCTTACGCTTATTTCGCGTTTTGCGACCACCTTTACGCAATGGGTTCATAACACTTGATTGTTCTGATATAGGTTCGTCATCGTCTGATTCGTCTGATTCGTCGTCTTCGGTATCGTCCTCATCTACAGTATCTGTATCGGATTCATCTCCCGAAAATGGTTGTGGCATTCCATTTAATCCAGGAAGATATGACGGAAGTTCAGGCACACTAATTTTATCTAAACCAATTACATCAGAAATAGTTGTTTGTGTTCCATCCTCCTTTAGTTCTAATATGGATGGATTGAGTGTAACCAATCCCAATACAGAAGTAGTTAAACCAATTAAACCATATGTAATAATAGGCACGCCATTATATGTCGCATAGTTAAACATACTATATATTAATAATATTATATTTATCTATAAATATCAGTAGAACCAGATACCTTCTTTGGAATACCACCACCACTTTTTCTTGTTTTGGCTAATGCTTGTCTGGCATCGTTTGTATTATTGGTGTTAGTGAAAGCGAAAGCACTCGAATTCATATTAAGCGAATTTTCACCGGTCGCATTCAACTTGCGTCGTTGGACAACATCTGAACTATCGCGGTTTCCAAACCACTTTTTCTGATTTTTCTGTTCATCGGTAGTAATAGTTTCAGTGGTTTTACTATATAACATTCTCCCCATAGCAAATGATGAATTATTATCAGATGTCAGGTCTTTCAATGGCATACCTTTTTTAACATTAGTTATTCCATTATTAATCGCGTTTAGTTTAGGACCTCCTAATGTAAACATACTGGTATATAGTAATTAAATATTATAATTACTATATAAATTTATAATGCTTCTAAAATGCTCTACTTAACCATAATTGACTTAGGACCATCAAATCGCGGAGTGCTGAAACCAGCATACTTTGTACGTCTATCATGCCATTTGTTCTTTATCTCTGCAGATACCCGTGTATATTGGTGCTTCTCATAACCTTCGGGACTATCGTAAAAAAGCGTTAGTGGTGTTCGGTCTTCTGTAGCAAAATCCGCCATACGAACCTTGAAATAATTATACTCATCCTTTGAACCCACCTTATCCTTTGAAAAAGTTCCATATACAGGGTCTCTAATACTCGACCTGGGTGTGGTTCTAGTAGAATATATAACAATTTTTTTATTGTAGAAAGACTTTTTATTAGTATCAGAACCGTGTTTATTTTGAGTGTTCAAAGGCAATCGCTTATGAATCACATACTTATCCTTTTCATACAATCTCTTAAATTCATCAACATCTGCCTTCTCGTCGGCAGTAAGGTCATTATAATCAATACTATCCGTCGAATTATCGGAATCACAGATAGAAGCGGTTTCGGAAAAAGTGGACATTACAATCGTGTAACTTGTTCTAGCTAACTAGGTATAGTAATATGGCAAACACACTTTATATATGTTTATTAAATAATAAATATATAGGTAGTTGTACTGTATAAAAATAGACACATATTATAAATACAATGGATCAAGTTACCAAAACTATAAGTAAAGCAGATGACCCCCATTATAAAACACCATTAGAATTCGCAAAATGGCGTGTAAATGAATTAAAAAAACCACAACAGTCGGGCATCATAAATGAAACAATTGATACTGTAATCCAACTAGTCAGTGGGATTTTAGGACAATACAATAACGGTGATACAGATAACAACGGCGATACAGATAACAACGGCGATACAGATGGTTGGTTCAAACGGTTTGATAAGGAAGGTTTTTTGGAGACTTTAATTATTGCACCAGTCAATGCAGGGTGGAAGTGGCCTATTAAGTTTTTATTGTTTGTTAGTCGTGTGCCATTAGCACTCATTAAGTTGTGTTTTAATATTATACGATGGGTGATAGGTATTTTTACTTCATCAATAAATCTCCCTGATTGGTTCGTTACAAACATAGGAAGAGTAATCGTGCCGTTAATAATATATTTTACTCTTATTGGAGTAACATTAGGAAGTGAATCCAACTATAATACGTATCGCTTACTCGCATTATTACTTTTATATATAATATCTTATACCGAACTTAAATATTTAGGTTTTATGTTTATATTTTTAGGGTCAATTGCATTTGAAACATGGTGGTTATTTTTCAAAACAAACGAAAATCAAAACGAATAGACCTAAACTATATCATCTATACTATTATAACGACGAATTGCTTCAATACTCACCTTATCTTTCATGTTACTATCGATTTCCTCTTGTATGGGTGCGCGACCATTAATTTCATTAAATTCTACAATATAATCTCTAATCATTTGAATTTCTTTAGAAATCAAATCTTCTTTTAATTTTATATCACTTTGACGCATTTGTTCGATTTGTTGTCCCTTTAATTTCTCTGATTCTTCAAATTGTCTAAATTTTATTAACTCCTCTAATTTACTCTCGTCAGCATCTAACCTTTCTTTAATCGAATAATCTACATTACCACTCATTTCTATATCATCAAATTCGCCTATATTTGTTTGTTGGTCTATCTTCTTATACCAAGGATTTCTTGTAGTATTACAACTTACTATAGTACTACATATGTCTGGTTTTCTTAATTCGTCATATATTACACGTGCTTCCGAATTTGCTTTACCTTTAAAAGTAGATTTGAATAGTTTAATGATATCGTCTTCAATTGGCGGACTGGTTTCCATTAAACGGTCATATTCATTTCTACATAATTTTGTAAACTGTCCTGCGTCTGTTCTTTCAGACGGGTCCTTTGATAATTCTATTTTAATATTACGCGCAAACTTATCCCAAGCAATAGATGAAACCCTATATGCTTCATTCAATTCTCCTATTTTCAAATACTGTTGAATTGTAGTAAGAATACCTATAAAAATATTAATAGAACCAATAACTGCTGGTGCGTATGCTTGTAATGATAGAGGTAGACTGGATTGTGCGAAAGATGCGGTCCCGGTTATAGTGGATAGCGTAATTGCTGGTAATGTAAATCTAGCACTTAATTTACGATATTTTGTGTGAGATTTTGCACTCAACCATTTATATACTTTTGCGACGTCACACCATTCTACAAGAATTTCTTCATTTTCTGGTGACCATTTAATGGGTTTCTCCTTGTTTTTTTTTTCACCAGTATTGGCATCAATGCTAGATAATTTCGTTTGACTTTTATAAGAACCAACTTCTGATGGAGGCACAGGACTATTACTACGTTTTTTATTATTATCCATTATATATATAGTAACACAGAAATAAAGACACTTACTGCCAATTTTATAAGTCATTAACAAATAAATTATGTTTAGCATTGCATTATAATATCATCATTATCACTTATTTTTTATCGTCAATTTATGTATTTTCTTCTTCTACATTTTCTTCTTCTACATTTTCTTCTTCTACATTTTCTTCTTCTGTATTTTCTTCTTCTGTATTTTCTTCTTCTGTATTTTCTTCTTCTACATTTTCTTCTTCTACATTTTCTTCTTCTGTATTCACAACTTTTACCTTTTCTTCTTCTGTATTTTCTTCTTCTGTATTTTCTTCTTCTGTATTTTCTTCTTCTGTATTTTCTTCTTCTACATTTTCTTCTTCTACATTTTCTTCTTCTGTATTCACAACTTTTACCTTTTCTTCTTCTGTATTTTTACCGTTTTTCAAACTACTCAATAGTGTGCCACTATTAAATTTTTGTTTAATAATATTAAATTTCGACATTGATTCCGTTTTAATATTCTTGTGATTTACGAGAACTTCATTGTCTATATCTGAACCAAATTTTATCATCTTACCTAATATTTTATCCAAGTAACCATTTTGCGAAGAATGATAAAATTGTAAATAATTATTATACAGTTTAATCTGTTCGTATAATAGACGATTCTCATATCCTAAAGTATCTAAAAAACTAGTAATAGAAAACCCGATGTCACTTGCTTCATCATGAGATAGTAAATTTTTATTTTTATTCTCGTAATGCACTGTAAGTTGTTTTAATATTTCTAAAATATTATTGTGTAAGTTAACTAAGTCTTCTGTTTTATATTCAATATTAATATCAATGTCCTTATAAGATGGTATTTTTTCCATATTAGTAAGTCCATCTATTTCAAACGCGGTATTTTTACAATTTTCGACTATTCCAATAAATAATTTATAGTAATCACCGTACATCCTATTTAAAACCGATTTATTTACCTTATCGTAATGTTCAAGTTCCAATAAAAGAATTTTATATTGAAAAAAGAACGAATCTAAACAATATATAAATAATTTTTTTTGGTTATTTTGAATAAGTGAGCTATATTTAGATTTCATGTTAGAAAGCTTAATTTCAAGTGTTTTGTATCTTTCTTTAATTTTGTTACGTTTTTCTATTATTTCATCAAATTCTTTGGATAATATACTGTAATCAAACATCCCTCTTTATATACAATATAAAATATTATTATTATTACATATATTTTTGTTTACTACACTACTGAATGTGTATATTTGTATAAAATATTAAGGAAAATAAATATATAAACAAAAAGGCATACTTTTTGTATTGAAATGAGTGAATTACCTGATAATTTTAAGAGCACAGTATGTGATTTATTAAACGATTTAAATAACACATACCCCGAATATAAAGACAAATGGTCCATGTGGGTAGATTGCGATGATTCTGAATTAAAAGAGTTACACGATTATATGGTAACCGTATTCCCTGAACGTTTTTTTGATATTTTATATCAAAACACAGACATTTTCAATAAAGACGATACTTCCAATGTAATGTTTTTACCCGATGTAGATTTTAGACTACTATTTAATTGTGATGGGATTAGTGAGAATACAACAAAAACACTATGGAAGTATTTACAATTATTATTATTCGTGACCGTGGGTTCAATTGAGGATAAGAGTAAATTTGGTGATACAGCAAACATTTTTGAAGGGATAGATGATAATGTTCTACAGGAAAAACTCAAGGAAACCATGGAAGGTCTCACAGGTTTTTTTAATGATACTGATATGAGTCAACCAGACATTTCTGGTGGAGAATTCCGTTTTGACACAAGTGATAATACTATGCCGGATGTAGATGGTATTCACGAACATTTGAAGGGTATTTTTGACGGAAAAATTGGTAAATTGGCGAAGGAATTGGCAGAAGAGATCTCGGTTGATTTCGAGGATATGATGAAAACCGATACAAAGAATGCGTCACAACAAGATATTATGAAAAAATTAATGAAGAACCCAAAGCAAATGATGGACATGGTTAAAAAGGTAAGTGGTAAACTTCAGACGAAAATGGATAGTGGTGAAATATCGAAAGACGAGTTGATGAAAGAAGCAGGGGAAATATTAAATAAAATGAAGGATTTGGGTGGTTCGAAAGAAGTAAATGATATGTTCAAGCAATTCGCAGGGGGTATGGGTTTAGGTAAAAATGCTAAGATGGACATTAATGCATTGAAACGAATGACTACTCAAGAATCTACCCGAGACAGATTACGTAAAAAAGCAGAGGCGAATAAATCATCTAATATAAAGCGCGACCCAGTTACAGGTAAGCTCGTTTTTTCAACAACAGATGGAATAAAACAGGAGCGTACTTCAGCAGACCAGTCACGAATAGAAGATGAGTTACTCGCTTCGTTTAGTGAAACAGAACCTAAACAGAATACCGTAAAAAAAAGTAAAAATAAGGGTAAAAATAAGGGTAAGAAAAAGAGTAATGGAAAAAAATAAACAGGTATTATATAATGAGATTACTAAAGTTTATAAATATACCTGCGTTTCTTATTAGTTTGGCGTTTGGGATATTTGCTGTATATATCACATCACCTGATAATCGAAAGATTATAGTATACCCCACACATGAAAATGTAAATTCCATTCAATATCGCGATAAAGCCAATAACTGTTTTTCAGTAGAAGAACAGGACGTGGAATGTCCTAGCGACTCAAGTAAATTATCAAAATTACCCATTCAATCGTAATAACAATAATATGAGTAAATTTTTTATTGTTATTATATAATATATATATGAACCTCCAAAGATTATTAAATACGAAATTAGGTCGTGTCTTTATATCTATATTACTAGGAATTGGTTTAGCTACACTATTTCAACGTACTTGCTCTGATAAGAACTGTATAGTATTTAATGGACCAATCATAAAAGAATTTGACAATAAAATTTATAAATATGACGGAAAGTGCTATAAGTATGCAGCATCTTCTTCTAAATGTGATGCTGATACTAAGAAAGTGCTCGATATCACAACCGATGAAAATATAGAAGGTGCCCCTCCTACAAGCACAGGATTATCATTTTTAGGGAATAATGAATAAAACACCCCCCATGCGTTATTACATTATTATTTTGATAATGTGATATAATATAAATATGTCAGAGCATACTACCAGAATCGACCAATTACCGGATAATATTACAATGCAAGTTGGTGGTCAGTCACCTATCGGTGATGGTAATTATTCCGCTATGAACATTCATCCGAATCCTTATGGAAACGAATTACAACCACATAATTCACCTATGCCAGAAATTAGTCCACCTAAAAACAAAATAACAACTAGAATGACGAACGCAGATAAGGAAATGATAAGTAATACACCTCGTATTCGTTTACCCTCGCGTGATTTACCAATGGCAGAAGATGAGTATCTACATGATGAAGAAATTACAGGTAATTTCATACCTAGGGTGAGATTCAAAGATGATTATGTAAGGGATTATGAAGAAATTACAACGGAAAAAATTCTCCAACGGGAAACAAAAAAACATAATGAAAGTATAGTAGACCGTATTTTAACGGATTTACAAGTTCCTTTATTAATTACTATTTTATTCTTTTTATTTCAAATGCCTGCAATAAACACTTTATTTTTTAAGCGATTCGCATTCTTATCTATATATAACAGTGACGGTAATATAAATTTCTTCGGGATTGCATTGAAAAGTATTATTTTCGGTGGATTATTTTATGTTCTACAGAAGACGGTGAATGTATTGGTAGACATTTAAGTTTCGTATAAGATATCAAATTTGTAAAAGGGACGATATATATGCAATGATTTATACAATTACAATTCATATTTGGTCCTTTTTTTATAGAACACGTAGGTTTCAATATGAAGTTATTTAGTGTTCTTCTTAATGATATAATATACATCTTGAGTGTATTGGTAATATATATATTATACATATTATCAATTTATATAAATTGTTATTTAAAAATTTGTATACATTGAAACTATAATGAGTAGTTATACATTTATAGATACAGACGACGACTTTAATTCTTGTGTAATATCAATGGAATTCGAAGATACTAAAAGAGAACCAAATGATAGTGACATGATTTTATATCAAACTGGTATTGTAAATAATACACTTCGTACATCAAAGGGACATAGTTGTACAATACCCAACTGGTGTAATAGTTATAAATTTGATAGTAAAAACACAAGTTATATTATGAATATTACGACGACTGGTAAGTTGACAAAATATAATAGCGTGGTAGATGGTTGTATCATACAGATAATTAGAGAACCGCCAATCAAAGGTTTATTCAATGTAATTTTGAACATAAATGAAAACATAACTTCGCGAAAAATGCCTTCATATAAGGGATTTTTCAAGGGATATACGATGAAAACAAATCCACAATTTACAGAATCTAGGGCATCTACAAAAAATATATTATTTAATAATGTTTTACAATTATGGAAGACTGCTTCTCGTAAATACAGTTTAGATTACAAGTATAATAATCAAGAATTTCATATAACAGATAATATTGCTTTCGCAATAGCAACAACAATGTTTCACGATAATGAATAATTCAAAATTTATACGGTTTAGAACAAAAAACCACTGCTTAAGATAGATTTTCGTTTTATCTTCTTTGTGGTATTTACTTTTTTACTTCTTCGTCTAGTCTTATTTTTTACGCGCTGTTCTATATCGGGATTATACCGAAGGAACCATAAATTATATTCTCGTGTATCTCGTTTGATTTTGAGTTCTTCAAATTTTTTGGTTTTTTCTGCCAAAATAGTTTCCATAGTTTCTTGTTTTCCAATACACTTTAAACTAAAACGCTTGAGCACCCCTCTCTGTGCCAATCTGTTTTTTTGTTCTACATCGAATAAGTATTTCGACATGCATAAAATACGGTCTTTATAATGATATGGTTCATTCGAATAATAAAAAGCTAAATAAAAACTCATCATAGTATCAATCGTAGCAATATTAATCTTTTTACCATCTGTATATATTGAATTATAATTATGGCACGCTATTGGTTTATATAGAAACGCCAAACTTTCATTACCAATTGATATTTCAACGCGCATTGGTATTATTTCACCGATTGCTGGTCTGGTTTTCGTCTTGATATAATTATATCCATTTGAACGCAATTGCTCTTTTAATATTGATGCAATTAATTCGGGGTCATCTGCTATAACATCGAAGTCAGGTATTTTTTCAATTTGACTCTTAGCGTCCCTTTTCATATGGTTGGAATATAACTTGGCAGCATAACCACCAAAAAAAACGACGTCCTGATCAATTAAAGCATCACGTATTGTATAATACAACCTTTCAGAATCCAATTTGACATTCTCTATTTTACGTTGGAAATCAACTCCGTCACAGTTTTTTTTTGTTTTTAATGGATAATATTTATTCAATAATACCAGACGTTTGAGAACCTTCTCCCACCTGGATGTATCACCTGCTGGTCGTGATAATTCCAGATACATCGCCATTCGAAGAAAATTTGGTGGAGCATAACTTATACCAGATATAGTTAACTCTTCCTTTTTTATTTGTTTAAATATTGTTGGATTTAAATATGTAATATCAGCAACTGGTATATAATTTACAAACACCTTATATGTACCATAATGAATACCCGCCTTTGCCTCTACATTCGAGAATCCATTCTTATAATATATATCCGCCAATTCTATAGCATCATCCATAGCATTCATTGAATAAAAATCATAATCTGGAATTTCACTACCAAAATTATAAAATTGAGCATTTTTTGGTAGTATATTATTAATGGCAGTTCCACCATAACAAATTAGTGGTTTATCTCTCAGAAAATTTTCCACAACCTTTATAATATTCATTACATCGTCATTCTCGAGTAATCGCTGACCCTTGACTTTGTCTCCTTCGTCAATGGCATTACGTAAAATCGCCAATTCACAGTCCTGAAACGTCATTTTGTCATTACATAGGTTGGAACCATATTTATTATTACTTTTATTTTTATAATTACTTTTATTTTTATTTTTATTTTTATTTTTATAATTACTTTTATTTTTATAATTACTTTTATTTTTGCTTTTATTTTTATAATTATTTATAACGATTGAATTATCTGTTTCATTTGTCATATTGAATTATATGATATATAATTCAATTAGAAATTATATTATTGTCGCGATGGTCAAATAAATTCGTGTATATACTTTAAAGCCTCCGTCATTGGTATAAACGCAGATTCAAAATGCTTAAACATATTTATATATTCTGATTTATTTTCTAAATTAGAAACCTGTAATACCTGAACGTTACGCCTTTTTATATTATTTATAATCATATTTTTTTCGTTACTCGTTGTATGTGGAACATTTGTTATTTTCATTGATTTTATAGGTAATATAGTATCATTGTTGTTCTTACTATATAATACATTATGGAAGTTATCATTTGTTTCATTATTATTATAATCTTTAACTTCTATATTAACAAAACCACCATTAGTTGACATACTTAATTTGGATTTATTATAAGAATCATTCGTGTATTGACTTCTCGTTAGTACAATTATAACCTTATCTTCCAACTCTCCTAACAGAGTATTACCGGTGACACACCTTTGGCATTGAACCGTCTTTGTTAGTCCTTGTTCTACGCCCGCTGACATTTCATTCATTTTTTTACTGATAGATGATATACTATCTGAATAAGACGAATTTGCATTTTTCAATTTACCAATGTCTCCTTGTAATGTTACATTTTGTAAACGCAATAATGCTTCACTATTTCTTAATATATCTATCTCTCTCTGAACGGACGGTATTGCACCTACTACCGGTTCAGTTTCTTGGTTCTTAATAAGTTCTAGTTTTTGATTCTCCTTCTCTGCGTCTATATTTACATTATTCCCTTCGTTTGTAATTTTACTTAATGCTTTATTTTCTTCTACTTTTTGTTCTTCTTCACTCTTCTTTTCCAATGTCTTTAATATTTCTTCCTCCTCTGTTAATTTCTGCTTTATTGAATCATACTCAATTTCAAGTGTTGCTTGCGCGGTTTCATCATTCGTTTTATTGAGTTTTTTTTCAACATCTATGACCGATTTTTTTATTTCGCCTATTTTATTTTGTTGTTCCTGTATCTTCTCATATATATCTTCATTTTCCATTCCTTCCATTATATTATTATTATTGCCTCGGTATGCGAATGCAAGTGGTGTTAGATTTTCATATAATTCATTTTCTGTTCCCAAAACAGTATCAGTATTATTGAACGATTCTTGTGATAAGTTTTTTACACTTTCATCTGTATCTTTCTTAAAAACGTTTATAATATTCATAACATTTTTCTTTGTTTCCGATAATAGTGTTTTTACTTCACCGGGTTTATTATATAACTCACTTTCGTTAAATGTTTCTAGAATAAACTTATGTATATTATTATAAAATGATTCGGAACCACTTGGTGATACACGAATATTAATAAAAAGGGGCATATTGGGATTCTGTCCTAATTTTCTAGATAATTTACACACATTTAGTGCCTTATCAAACCTAATCGTTTCGGATGCGAATGGAACACCATCCTTATCAGTAACATTAAAGTCCAACCATCTCACTCCTTTTCTAAGTAATTTATCGATATTTTCGGTAGACGCATTACCATCTAATATAACAGAATCAGATGAAGCCATTATACATAAATTTTTCAATGGTTCTTTCATTATGATATCAGATGTATTTTTTATATCTTTCATTTCCAAACCCTCGCGCTGTAATTCACTTCTTTCGCGTAAAAGTGTGTAAACAATTATTGTGGTTATTATTATAATTATTGCTATTAATATTTTTATTATAATATTTGTCATATATTACTATACTATAAAGTAATATAAATTATTCTCCTAATACATATATAATAAACTATGGCTGGCGGATTAATGAATTTAATTGCTGAAGGCACTCATAATATCATATTAACAGGTGAACCAACTAAAACATTTTTCAAAGTCACTTATTCTAAATATACAAATTTCGGACTACAAAAATTTAGACTTGATTACGATGGTATGCGCGAACTAAGAACAAGCACAGACTCTACGTTTAAATTTAAGGTTAAACGCTATGGTGATTTGCTTATGGATACATATTTGGTTGTTAACCTACCTGATATATGGAGTCCATTTTATAATCCTGTGGCATTTCCAGATGACGTGGGCAATCTAAATAATTGGAAAAATACAGATGGTCGCTGGGCACCCTATGATTTTAAGTGGATTGAAAATATTGGTACGCAAATGATAAAAGAAGTGGAAATTACTTGTGGTTCTCTAACACTACAAAAGTATACCGGTGAATATTTAGCTGCAATGGTTGAACGCGATTTCAACAGTGAAAAGAAGAAACTATTTAACGAAATGAGTGGAAATTTAAAAGATCTTAATGACCCGGCATTTTCAATGGGACGTATTAACACATACCCTTCTGCTTTTTATACACCTAATACTATAGGTTCCGAACCGTCTATACGCGGTAGACCTATTTATATACCTATAAACACGTGGTTTACACTTGATAGTAAATGCGCATTTCCACTAGTTTCATTACAATATAGCGAATTGGAAATATCAATTACATTAAGACCAATTAAAGAGTTATTTGTTGTTCGTGATGTATTCGATGCTGCGAATGAATTTCCGTATGTTGCTCCAGATTTCAATGAAGACCGCTTTCAGATGTATAGATTTCTACAAACACCACCACATCCTATAATCAGTAGTGAAAAATACGACACAAAGATTAATACTTGGAATGCGGATATTCACATGATATCAACATACGGATTTCTTTCAAAAGACGAGGCACAATTATTCGCAATGAAAGAGCAAATGTACCTAGTTAAAGATGTGTTTCGGTATGATTTCCAAAATGTCACTGGTTCAAAGAAATTGAAATTGACTTCATCTGGTATGGTTTCTAACTGGATGTTTTATTTACAACGTAATGATGTGAATATGCGTAATCAATGGTCGAATTATACAAACTGGCCGTATGGGCGACCTCCTATTGCGATTGATAATACGATTTTAGACATTTCAGGTAATAATTATTTCCCACAATCGTTTCGTGATGAATTATTTAGTATAGGTGTTACTACTGGACCCAGTCAAGACCCAAAATCAGATAAAAACACCGGTTTTTTTATGACGGGTGATTTCAGTGTAGAAAATCATAAACATATTTTACAAACAATGGGTATATTATTAGATGGCGAATACCGAGAAAATACTATGACTCGTGGTGTATATGATTATATTGAAAAGTATGTCCGCACAAAAGGATATGCAAAAGAAGGTTTATACTGTTATAATTTCTGTCTGAATACCGACCCTTTTGAATATCAACCATCAGGTGCCATTAATATGAGTAAGTTTAAATCGATTGAACTTGAAATTACTACACACGCACCCGCTTTTAGCGAGGCGAGTGATTTTAAAACTATTTGTGATGGGGATGGTAATATTATTGGAACTAATAAATCCAGTTGGAGACTCTTTGATTATAATTATAACTTAACGGTGTTTGAAGAACGTTATAACATACTCTCTTTTGTTTCCGGACAATGCGGAATGATGAATGCTAGATAGGGATTTAGTGTATTCGCCATTTACTATATATTATATTATCAATATATAGTAACTCAATAGTATGTCCTCTGTGGATACAAAATGGAAGAAAAAGATCAAAGGTATAAATAATAAAGAAGGTTTGGATAATAAAGACGGGAATACTCAGTTAAACCGAGTTGAAAAGGATGAAGCACAAAACAAAATGCTGGATGAATTAAAAAATAGACTTAGAACAATACAAAATGAACGCAGTGGCTTTACAAAATTACCACATTTAACTGATATTAAAGAAGAGAGTGATAATAAAGAAGAGTTCAAGGAGGGTGCGAAAAATGATGATAAAGTAGAGTTAAGTGAGGATGCTGAAGATAGCCTTGACGACAAAGTAGAGTCAAATGCAGATGCAGGAAGCGCAATGTACCCACACGGTCTTCTATTTGGTATAAGTTATATTGTATTCTTATTTATATATCTACAATTATATCATTTAAATTTCAAGGAAGACATTAAATCAAACTTTCCTAAAGATTACGAAACAGAAGATACGCCAGCACATAGTCCTGACGAAATACCTCGCGAATGGAGTGCTATAACTGAAAATATACTCGATTCTCTAAAAAAATCATTGTCGTTTCCTCTAGCTAAAAAAATAAATGGTGGATATGGATTTAATCCAGACTACACAGATATAAAGCATAATAATTTTTTGAAATATATGAACAATATCGCACAATTTGACGGAGGAGTATTCTTGCGGTACTTATTTATTCCAGCACAAGTTATTATAGCCGTTACTCAAAATTTAATACCCAATTTAAAGTTAATTCCAGGCATAAACAAGTTCACATTTCCTCTAATATTTGTGTTTTTATTCTTTGTATTCTATGGTGCGACTTTTACAAATAAAATCGGTGGTGTGTCTGAAATACGCAACTATGCAGACAATAAAAAGTGGGAAGGGTGGGATTGGTTTGTCAAATATTACACATTTATTCCGATTTCTTATTTTGTAATTGTCGGTATTATTATCATAGGTGCTTTTATACTCGATGCAGTAAAACAGTTGGTTGATGGGTCGTATTTTAAGGATGGTCTAATAGCGGCTGTCGCGAAATTTTTATTTTCAATAATTTCTATAAGCATGAGCATTGTATTATCTGGATTTTCTGCTATACCACTCGGATTTTTTGCCGCAAGGTGGATTTTGTTTCCCGAGGGTGGGTGGCCTCCTGGGGAATATGCGGATCGGAAAGGGAGCGTGGTCGACTTTTTTCATTTTACCAAATGGAGTAACGCCATTAGGGATAATTATTTGCTTCCCGAATGGGATGTTTGTGAAGTTTCGAAATTCACACAGTGGGCTCGTTATATTACTCGTAAATTATGGAATTATAAAATATTAATCTCATTTTTAATTGTTTTAGACATTGTAACAAAATTATACTTTGGTAATGGTGTTTTACAACATGGAAAAGAGGACTTGAATGAAAACTGGTGGGTACATATATTGCGCGTCTTTATTATAATTGTGATTTTGGTAATGATGTCGTTAATACCAACAACAAGAGACACAGGTATTTTATGCGGGTATATTAAACTATTATGGGAAAAAATTAAGAAATCATGGAGTGAAGATCAACCAACAGCAACCAACCAGCAACAACCAACAACAGCAACAACCAACCAGTAACAACCAACAACAGCAGCAACAACCAACAACAGCAACAACCAACCAATAACTCCACCCCCACTCAACCATAAAATTCATAATAAACTAAAAACTGAACAATTACTATAATTAAAAAATCATTTAGAATTTATACAATATAAATCCTAAATGGGGAAAAAGAGTAAAGTTAAAAAAGTATTACCATTTGTATCTATTTGTACTCCCACTTTCAATCGTCGTCCATTCATTCAGACTATGTTTGAGTGTTTCAAAAATCAAACATATCCCAAAAGTAGAATGGAATGGATTATAATTGATGATGGAACCGATAAAATTAAAGATTTAATCGATGCAGCAAATATTCCTCAAATAAAATATTTTCCATATGATACCAAGATGACTCTCGGTAAAAAACGTAACCTGATGCATGATAAAACAATGGGTGATATTATAGTATATATGGATGATGATGATTATTATCCACCGGAGCGCGTTGAACACGCAGTTTCAATGTTATCCAAGAGTAAGGCTATTTGCGCAGGTGCTAGTGAATTATATGTATATTTTAACGACCTCCAACAAATGTGGCAATGTGGACCTTATGGTCCAAATCACGCCACAGCTGGAACTTTTGCATTTAAGCGAGAACTCTTAAGTAAAAGTAGATATAATGAAACTGCGTGTCTAGCAGAAGAGCGTGAATTTCTACATGGGTATACTATACCATTCGTTCAATTAGAACCGTGTAAGACAATATTGGTATTCTCGCACGACCATAATACATTTGATAAACGTAAATTACTTAAAAATCCACACCCAGACTTTATGAAACAATCTGATAAAACGGTATCAAAGTTCATAAGAAAGGATTCAGAGGAACGGATTAAGCAATTCTTCACTAAAGATATGGATATTTTATTGAAAGATTATGTGCTTGGAGAACCAAGTCATAAACCAGATGTATTAAAACAGACTAAGGAAATTGAAGAAAAACGTAATAAAATGGAAGCGGAGCATAATGCACAACAACAAGATAATGGACCAATTACTTTACAGGAACCAGGGAAACCACCAGTAGTATTAAAAAACAGTGATGTAATTAAGTTGATAAATGGTCTACGGGAACAATTAAAAACGATTACCGCGAAAAATAGTGAATTATTGGAAATTATATCTATTATGCAGAAAAAACAAATAAGTATGAAAAGTGAATACGATGAAGAGTTAGGAAAATTAAAACATACAAATGAATGCTTAAAGGATAAAAAACCACGATTTTAGATACATTATGATTTTGTTCAATAATTATTCATTATAATTATTGAAATTATTCGTTTTTATCTATATAACGATAAATTCGTCGCACATCCAATTTTGATATATTTAAATCGTTAAATGCTATATTTATATCGTTATCATTCATTTCCCAATATTCATCACAATTTATATATCTCAGTTTTTCTAAAAACGAAAATAAATCACTACGACCCATATCTAATTTTTGACACATAGTAAATATAAATTGTTGGTTATTATATTCGGTTGAGTATTTTGTTAGTACTTTTGTAAATCTAACTTCAGTTGGTTTAAATTTATTTTGAGCATTTGGTATATTTTCATGGTAAATAGAATTACTATGAAATGTTTTATTCATAGAACTCATTTCATTAAATTGCCATATTTGATGCTGGAATGTTATACGATCCATATAATCCGAGAAACAAAAATTATCCAGTATTTTTAAATATATTGGGATAGATTTTGCACTAGCACATTTATTCAACATATCTATTATATTTTCATGCCATAGTAAAGCAACAATTGTTCTATCGGTTTCGTTCATGAAATTATTATGTTTGTCCAGAGGAACATTATTATTTATCAATTGTTTCGTTATTTGCTTCGAATCTTCGTTATAATATTTTGTGTGTAGTATATCATTCATGGTTTCATCATCCAATACACCATTGTTTGCATTAAATATTTTTTTTATAAAATTCAGTTTTCGTAAATCACCTTGTATGTATTTTATCGCCTTGTCTATAATACTCGGTGTTAATAATTCAGATGGTATTATTGATTGTATTATATTACACATTTCTCCATCTGTTGCGGTTTTTAACTCGAATGAATTACATACTTTCATTAGTTCTTTCATTTTTTTATCACTATAATAATTTCCAATACATATAATCGGGTTTAACGTTACATTTTCTAATTTTTGTTTTTTTGTCTTCTTTTGACGTATCAATTTAATCAATGCTGTTATACCACCCTTATCACCGCTATTCATACCATCAATTTCATCCATGACGATTGCAATCTTTGTCTCCTTTTTATACATCATATCCAGCACATTTCGTGTTGAAACATTATTACTTGTTATAGTATCAATTAATGAGCGGTTTCGTATATCACCTGCGTCATATTTAATAATATCATAACCAAGGTCTTTTAATATATTCGTTACAAATTGTGTTTTTCCCGTTCCTGGTGCACCGTATATATAAAACCCCTTTTTAAACGTCGCATCGTAACATTTTTCCTGAAATGTATTCAGAATATCTTTTATTTTAGTTTCGGTATCATTCCTATTTAATAATGTGTTAATATTTTCCATATAGATTACTATAATGAAAATATTTATATCTATATACATTTGTATGTAACTATCTATCTGAAAGAACTAAAATCTGATGTTAATGGAATATAGTTAGAACCACCGCGTTTTGACAAAAGTCCATTATACGTATAAGGGTCCATTCCACCGGGTTTGTCACCCTGACCTCTTACATATTTCCTTGTTTGTAAGTCACCATTACTTCCTGAAGCGTATCCTCCAGCGTTGGCATATTGTGTATCTTTAATTAGATCCGCGGTTCCACCAACTACATCCTTTCCTAATCCCACTGCTCCAGATACAACCTCTCGTCCCAAACCTACCGCATTTCCTAATCCAACCGCACCAGATGTCACTTCTTTTCCTAGTCCTACAGCACCAGATGTAACATCTTTTCCCAATCCAACCGCACCGGACGCAGCATCCTTTCCTAATCCAACCGCACCGGACGCAGCATCCTTTCCTAATCCAACCGCACTAGCAGCAGCTACGCCACCTAGCATAGCACCTCCAGCTGCTAACCCGGCACCAGTATCAATTACTTTTTCTGCTATACCACTTGTTTTATCGATTATATTATTTGCTACACCCCCAGTGGTTCCTACTATACCACCACCACCACTACCACCACCACTACCTTGATTATGCCCGTTTCCACAATTTGTACATTTACCATCACCACTACAACTTGGGCAATTCATAGGCATATAATCTGTCTTCAACATATAATCTTGAGACATTGGTTGAGAACCACCCGAACCACCATCGGCGTTCCAGTAGTGAAACCACTTCCAATACTCGGACATTGCCGAATCGGTTAGGTCAACATCATCAGACTTTTCATCAGACTTTTCATCAGACTTTTCATCATCGTCTCCTGGTTTGTAATTGGGTGTCGTAGGTGCCGTTGTTGGTTGTTCTAAGTTTAATCCTATATACCTTAAAGTTCCTAGTAGTTTATATTTTTGTTTATCACCATTACCAACATTGGTTAGGATGAGAATTACTGTATGATTCTGTTGAGACATCATTACTACTTGCGATGTATTGTCTACGGTATTTAATACCTTTACTGAAAAGTCTTCTGAAATAGGACTTCCGGCATAATCATTAACATTAAACTCTGTAAGTTTTTGTGTTCCTGCGCGGTCATATATATCCCAGGTTGTGTCACCTGCTATAGTAGTAAATCCTTCTAATTCTTCATTAGATAAACGGTTGTTGAATAGTGCGAAAGTCTCTGTTCCTGTTCCTGTTCCAGTTCCTGTTCCTGTTCCTGTTCCTGTTCCATCTGTTCCATCTGTTCCATCTGATGTAGTTCCAGTTCCTGTTCCATCTGTTCCAGTTCCAGTTCCATCTGTTCCTGTTCCAGTTCCAGTTCCAGTTCCATCTGTTCCAGTTCCTGTTCCTGTATTATCTTTCTTCTGAATCAATAACTGTGCGCTGGAGTCATAATATATACCATTAACCAATCCCATTGCATTAACAGGAATTCCTGATATATCAAGAGTAGTAGTATTCATATCAACAGTTGGAATTGTTGTGACGATGGCAATACCGTGTACCGGTGATCCGTTGTGTGTCATTGTCCATTCCTTACGAATTGCTCTACCCGCATCAAACACACTGGAAGGTCCGTGTGTATTATTAGATAAATCCATTGAATGGATAAATGTTTTGGTTCCTATACTTATATAGAATAATTGCTCGGTATCACTATCTTCATATAGAGAAAACGCTCCATATGTGCTACCCTTATGAACTTCGTCATTTTCTACCGGTATAGTAGTTTCAATATTATCTTTGACGATTCTTCTTATATTACCCGCACGGTCAATTACTGTAATAGTCTGGTCATAATCTCTAATTATATTTCCAGTGCTTGTATCAAAATAATTTTTTATAATATCGCTCCCTATTCCAAAATCGATCACATTGGTGGACGCATTGGGATAGTATTTTAATACATCACTACCATCCGAAGGAGCAGCACCGAAACCTTCAATAGACGCATTATTATACCAAAGCATAGAAACTACCAATACTATTATAATTATTCCAAATAACCATAATGGTGTTAACTTAAAATTGAACATGATTATTATATACTATAAGTAAATAAAAATATCTGTTCTTGTTTACTTATGTCGAAGAAACCATTTATTCCACTTGCTCGTATTTATGACCCCTCAAATAATTTGGAAATGGGCATTGATGAGTGTGCTCGTGGTCCTCTATTTGGTCGTTTGTACGTAGCAGCGACGATTTTGCCTAAAAATGAAGATTTTAGACACGATGAAATGAAAGATAGTAAAAAAATAAAATCACGTGCCAAAATGCGAGAATTATCGGACTATATCAAAGAACACGCAATCGCTTGGTATATACATTTTATAGAAGCAGATGTTATTGATGAAATTAATATTAGACAGGCAGTGCTAAAAGGAATGAAAGAGTGTATTAAACAAGTGTTATTAAAGGTAGATAATACTGCTAAAAACACATTTATAGTTATTGATGGTAATGACTTTTCTGGATATACTGTGTTTGATAATGATACACAGATGATACGTGAGGTTCCTCACACAACAGTTGAACAGGGTGATGGTAAATATACATTTATAGCAGCGGCATCTATTCTTGCTAAAAACGCACACGATGAATACATTTTAGACTTATGCAAAGAACACCCGGAGTTGATTGAACGATATGGTCTTGATACAAACGTCGGTTATGGAACAAAGAAACATTTAGAGGGAATTATAGAGCACGGTATAACACAATGGCATCGTAAGACGTATGCCCGATGTAAAGAAGCGAAATACTCTCCTTTGTAAAATTGAAATGCATTTATTATATGTTATTATTATTATAACAGAAACACAGAATGATTACCGAAAGTTATATGGATGGAGGTGATATATACATAATAAAAATAGGACAAAATAAAACAGATAATTGGAGTCTACTAGATAGTTCAAATCCAGATAATATATGGTTTCACGTTTCTGGTGCACCATCAGCATATGTTGTTCTCGATACGGTGTGTAATATTAAGGTTGTTCCTAAGAGAGTTATATATCGCTGCGCTATCTTATGTAAAATGCGTTCCAAATCATCCAAGGAACGTAATTGTAATGTTAATTATACTTATGTGAAACACGTAACGAAGGGAGAAAATGAAGGAGAGGCAATAATGAGTAAGGTTAAGATTATTCGTGTATAAGAATAATTATTAATTGGCATTCTTACCCCGTTATACGATTAAACCATTGAAGAATTAAAATGGAACATTTTAATTTTGCAACGGTCAGATTCCAGTTATAATTTGAAACAAGACAAGTTTACGAAATCTTCACTGGTATAAACATATTATTAAACCATTTTTTCTTTACACTTATAAAATTAGTGTTCTCGTCCATCGTGGAATAACCTATCAGAATAGTATCGTCGATTTCAACAAACCCCAATGAATACTCGACTTTTTTCCCCGTAAATGTGAATAATGGTGTATAGCATTTTATATTGTATGTATCTGGGTCCAAAACTACCATCATGTGGTAATAATACCTACTGTCTTCGTATGATACTAGATGTGTTAGAAACCATAGTTCGCCATCAATTCGAACGCCATTGGATGACCCACGTATGTCTTTGAATGATGGTGGACTATTGATACCCAGAATTTCTCTAAGATGTCCATTTATAATTGAACCAATCGTCAAAGGATACCATTTATAAATGCATTTTAAATTTTCGATTGCATCTGTAAATAATACCCAATTCTTCTCAATTGGGTTCTGGTTCTCGGTTTTAAGTAGACATTCGCAAGTTGTTCCATTCTCTATTATTTCACCGTGTTCTACTAACATCTTATTACCGACACCTCTATTCGCATTATATACTAGTCTACCTTTATAGGATAGCAGTCGCACGTCTTCTAATCCTTCATAATACCCGTCGTATTCTGTATTATAGTTTAATAAACAGGTGTCCTCTTTTTGTAAGCTTTCATCATAACAAGCGATCACATTCTTGGTTATAATCTTTTCTTTGTTAACATAATTACCATTCGTATCTATTTTATAATTCACAAAACGTCTGTTTATAATTATTTTTCTTCCGTTATGGTGACATATTGATGGAGTGCTTCCTACAAATTCATCTTGTTTTATCAGTTCATCACCCACACAGGAAAGAACTTTGTATTTTTCCTCGTGTATACCTTCTATTTTCGGAACATAGAATTTATAATTACTCAGAATATTTTTATAAATTTTGGGTTCCATAATAGGATAATTTAATAAATACATCGAACACTGAACTAAATCATATTTGTGTGTATTTATATAGTAACCCAGTATAGATAATTCATAATCCAATTTGAAGTCGTATATGTCTTTCTCCAAAAATAGAAAATCCCAATTTTTAATTTCAGAACGTTTTTCCCGGGCAATCTTATAAAACATATAAGCTAACTCATTTTTCCCATTTATTCTATAATAATTCACAATCTCGTATAGGTTCTCTATTCTAGATGGATTATAAGAATATGCTTCTAACCAATGAAACACCGCTTTATCCATTCGGTTTAGTTGTTTATATATCTTACCCAACGAATAATGACTATACCATTGTTCTTCTATCCATCCACCCAATGAAATGCGTTTCTTATATGCTTCTATTGCCTCGTCCGTTTTACCTGCATCACGTAGACTATTCGCCAAATAAAATGTATAACGGTCATTATTGGGTATATCTTCCAACCCTTTTTTTAATAAACGAATATCTCGTTCAAACTTATCAACTTTAGACCCTCCGTCACCTACATCCCATATAAAAATATCACCCTTATTAAAAAATCCATAATTAGTTCTATTGGGTAATTTCATATACTCGTGTGTTACACCCCAGTAACTGATACCGGGTTTATTTCTTACTAACCTAATATTCTTATAGTAAAAAGAGTCGGTCCCTTGTAGCATATAATGTGCATCAGCACTAGTTACACGCTGTTTAAACGCAGATACGTCGAAATTATCCGGTATTTTTAGCACCATATCAGCGTCCATCAATAAAAGGTAATCCGCGGTGTCCAATCCAGAACAATGTTCGAGCGCCTTACTCCTATTATATCCAAAGTCGCGAAATGGTTCATACACTACTTTACCAGGTATACCTTTCAATTTGAAATAACTCTCGATTATTTCTGGTGTTTTATCTGTGCTACCTGTATCACAAATACAATAACTGTCTATAATGGGTAATACACTATCAATGAGGCGTTTAATAATGGCACTCTCGTTTTTTACTATCATATTTAGACATATAGTGGGTATTATATTTATTAACATCTTAATTAGATACAGTAAACCCAAATGTTTATATTTAAATCGTTGAAGAATTAAAACGGGACAAATTTATATAGACCTTATATATATTAATGTCTTTCACACGATTCCACGATGACCCAACTAGAATTAGAAAGCAATTACAACAAAGTAGTGGTTTATGTAGATATCAATTAGACGCACCTGGTCCGGGTATTCTAACGCCTTTTATAGAAGACCCTCAGGTTCGCCTTCAAAAATGGGGTGCTAATTTAAAAACAAATACGGTTAATTTAGAGAGCGACTTGAGAGGAATCGGTCATAAACTATCTGTGGATGATAAGGATTATTCGTCGTTAACACCATCTACCAATAACCGTATTTATGGGTCTCAAGACGCATTTGTTGACGAAAGTCGTGCGAGTCATCCTGCTTGGATGTATAGAGATTTAGAGCATAGCAGATGGACCACATCTTTCCATGACGTTCAAAAGAAAACCGAGATACCATTCTCTTACAATGAACCCTCGCGAATTTTAGAGAAAAATAAAGTTAGTAGTAATACAATTACCGAAGGACTGGATGAAACCGACCCAAATGGTGGCGGTGGATTATCACTTTCAAACCAAGCAATGGGCGCAAATGGTAAGGGCACTAAATTCGCAATGGTTTAACTGAAATAAAGTCGTTATATGATAGGATAAATATGATAATATAATATATATTAATATATTATCATGGAAGTAATCATACCATTATTAGCAATGTCCGGATTATATGCATCTACGTGTAAAAACGAAGGACCTGAAAATTTTACATCATCTAGATTACCAAATGTTGATATTCCCGACCGTAATTATGTACCTGATGATACACCCGCAGCGGAAAGTGACCGTTCGAGTAAACTTTCAAAAGATAATGCGTATGACGGTCAGCGTGTGTACACAGATAAATACTTTAATGCTAATATGAACTCAGGTGCTGTTAATGCGAATACCGATTCCAAAGTTGATTCGCAATATACGTCATTAACCGGTGAAAGTGTAGGGTCCAGTCATTTTCAACATAATAATATGGTTCCCTTCTTTGCAGGTAGTGTTCGTAGTCGTATTAATGACATGAATGCGAATGAGAGTGTTTTAGATAATTACGTGGGTTCTGGTTCTCAATCCTATTCAAAGAAGGAGCAGGCACCTCTGTTTGCTCCAAAAGAGCATCAACAATGGGCAAATGGTGCTCCCAATAATACGGAGTTTATGAGATCACGTGTTAATGCAAGTTCTAAAATGGCGAACGTTAACCCGTTTAAGCAAGAACAGGTAGCGCCTGGTCTTGGATTAGGTTTCACTACTGAAGGGAGTGAAGGATTTAATTCTGGTATGGCACAACGCGAAGCTTGGACCGCAAAAACCGTTGATGAAATGCGTGTTCTTACCAATCCAAAGGCTGGAGGTGTAAGTATTATTGGACACGAAGGACCTGCTAACTCACGCATCAAGCAAATGGGACGACAAGGCATCCAAGAAAAACATCGCCCCGATACTTCGTTCGAGATGACACAAGATAGATATTTTACTACTACTGGTGCTCAAAAAGGACAAACAATAAGGTCAACTCATATCGATAAGGATGTAAGTCGACCTAGCACTGCTGTTGAATACGCAGGTGGGGCTGGACACTATAATACATCGCTTTATGTAGATGGGGAGCATATGCCAACACATAAACAACAACTCGATGGACCTGCTTTCACACCAGCCGGTACCAAAAATGGTGGGTCAGCAACTTCATCCGACTATGGAATTAAAAGTCAAAAGGCTTATCCAAATAATCGTACTACTACTTCCAATGATAGATACTTTGGTGCCGTCGGAGGTGCTTTCGGTGCTGCCGTAGCACCTTTATTAGATGTTCTTAGACCCTCGAAAAAAGAGAATACCATCGGTAATCTTAGACCATACCAAAAAGCAAAGGCATCTGTGTCATCTTCTTATCTTTATGACCATAGTCAACGCGCTGCCCCTACTATTCGTCAAACAACCGAGGTTGGTAAGTTCCACCCTCTTATGAATGCGAACCAAAATGGGGGTGGTTATAAAGTTAGTGAACACCAAGTAGCACATACTTCTCGTTCAGAAACCGCGCGTGATTATACAGGTGGTTCTAGTGCTTCTGCAGGGAGACAAGATACGCGTTCCTATGCTGCCGAATATAATCAACGTAATAACGATATTAAATCATCAACCGTAAATAATGGTCGCACTGCTGCAGGGAATATGAAACTTTTTACTGCTGACGTCAATATGACGGCTAAACATAAAGATAAGGACCTGGTAAATAATCGTTCTCTAACTAAAAATATGCCAACACCAACACCTTCTATAAGCTCAATTGGTACACTATCTGGAGGTAATTCACTAAATCAACACATTAATGTGGAGCGTAATACACCGGACTTGACAAGTGCTCTCAGCAGTAACCCCTTTGTTATTCCTTATTCCGCAAGATAATCTATACCTTCGGATATTCTTTATTTTTATGTTTCTTGTAAATAAATCATAAAAATTGATTACTTTTGTATTTTTTTTATAATCTGGTATAATTCATACAATCATACATTCATACAATCATACATTCATACATTCATACATTAGATCTTTTATAAAATGCCTTGTAGTAATTGTTCTCAAACCGGGCATAATATTCGCACGTGTACTTATTTAGAACCTGTTCTTATTAGTGATGATTTGTCTTCCATTTCATACGATGAGTTTGATACACACGATTTAGACCCAAACGACGTGCGTATGGGAATGGCGGATCTTATTGCGGATACACCATCTCTAATATACCCTCATTGTACTCCGGATTATGCACCGCCATTAGAGTGCATGGTATGCTACGAGGTTATTGAGGATGAAAAGGTTAACCTCAAGTGCGGACACGCGTATTGTGTTCAGTGTTTTATTAAGCATATGAGAGTAGGTAATAATTGTGCTGGTTGCAGGGCTCCAATATGTGAACCACCTAAGAAGCAGGGCAGTAATCGTGCTATTTCTCATTCCGAGATTAGTGACATCATTGAATATCAATTGAACAGTGGACCAGATTTCCTTGAATCTATTCATTCTGACCTACTAAGACAGACCAAGAAGTATATTGAGGAAAACTACGAGGATACTACAGAAAGGCAGCGATGTCAAATGTCAATTATGGTAAAACGCGCGATTGAGAGCACCGACCTCACTTTTGGATTTTGGATAGCGGGTGTTAGCATGGCACAGAGTATTATAGATGCAGTTACGTCGGAATGAGCGGGTGTTTGTGAGGGGGCTATGTAAAAATAAAAAAAAGGTATCGGTGTTTTTTATTTACTTTGGTAAAATATATAGATATACAACATACAATGATATAATAAATGGATAATTTTAATATCCAACTATTGTCCCATAAAATTCGAACAAATACTCCCAATTTACTAGGTTCTACCTTTATATTTTTAGTGGGTTCTTATTTATTATCTCAAAATACGATTCCTTCACATTTAAAAGAGTCGTATTTACATTGGTATATTGTGCATCCGTGTAACGCGTGGTCGTCGGTTTTATATGCTCTGCCCAGAACACCGATAGTTATGAAAATACCTCTTATGACGTTGGCAATTAGTAGTTTTAGTCTTTGGTCAAACACACAACCATATATTAATTTTATTGATGTTACTAGTATTTATTGGGTTATTATTACTACTTCGTTATACTCATTACCTTACTCAAAACACAAAATAAAGGTTATATGGGTAATTAATTCGTCCACCGCTTTATTTATTGGGACATCTATTTATTCTGGTATATACAATCCAATATTATTATATTATGACGAAAATATAGTTCCATTTACAGGTGCAGTTAATATTGTTTGTGGAATTGTTCTTTATTCTTATTATTTAGATAATTTATACTTTAATATTGGTAGTTTTTTTATTATTTGTGGGTATATTTGTAAATTACAAACCATATATTATGATGTATATTGGGGAACTGCCGTATTTCATATTTTTACTGCTATCGGTATTCATATATTGGTATATATGGATAAACCTCAATTAAAAAATAATGTTTTACACCAAAGTAAATCATTAACAGTATTAGATGGATTATAAGAGTAAATATTTGAATCCGCACACTTTGTGTGTGATTTATACCAAGAATAATGTTAATCGCTTATGTAATTACTCGTCATCGGTAATAAATAATCTGTTCATATTAATCGCCTCCATATTATGGTCAACTGGATTCAGTAGTCGTTCAATTAACTCATTATCACGGAAGCGCACTGTATATTCCTGTTGAATCTTATTTCTACCAATACGACCCAGTGCCTGAATAATCTTTTGCTGGGTCATATGTGTTAAATCCTTCCCAATAAACCCATGACAGAATGAGTAATTCGTCCCATAAATATAATCATCCGAAGCAATTATCAAATACAAACGTTGGGAATATGCCAATCCCTTCATAATTTCCGCATACTTCACATTATTATGTGTATCAAACATCCCGATACCCATCAATAGTAACACCTTCTTATGATCCTCTACATCCAATTCCATTATATCGCATACGATGTCTTCGTCTATATCCGATACGAAAGCATTTGATGTCGGTTTTAATGTCCAGTATTCTTGATGGGCCTTTGAATTTGGTATATTGATATCGGGGAGTTTAACGGATACGATGGTCTTACGTAATTTCTCAATATCTCGTGTTAATTCACGGATTTCTGGGTCTTCTTTTTCGCGACGTTCAGCTTTCTTATCACCCGTGTTTTTGGGTTTTGAATTCTGCTTTAAAGACGAGTGTTTTCCACCACCACTCGTATCTTCCTTTTCTGCTGTCTTATCCTCTAATATATTATGCTTCTTTACCAGTTCTTCTGTTACTTTATTATTATGTTCAATTCGTTGTGTAATATCATTGAATACTTTCTTGGAAATGTCCGAAAACTTCATATAATAATCACCGATTTTCTTAACATCATTCGCTAGGAAAATTGTGGGACCATCGGTCAATGTATGAGCGTCACTGGTTGTCAGTAAAATTCCGTTCGACTTCTTATTATCTGATATATTTTCACCATTATTTTCTGGGAATTTTACCTTCTGTGTTCCTTTCAAATTCTCGTGAATATTACTCCAGACATCTTCTTCTATTTTATTGAGGGAATCCAAATAATATATCTTCAAATTTATCATCGTGATTTCAGATAAAGACTTAAAGTGTCCCTCTAATTTATAGTCGTCGTCTATCAAATCATTATCATTTATGTATTTTACGAAACGAATTATCTCTGATAGGTCGAAATAACGAAGTAGTGTCTTATTTTCCAGACAGTGTGTTACAGACCGCCTCATTTTATGATAATCAGAGTATAATAAGTGGGGTAAAACACACATGTTATCATTATTCAGTAGTGATATAGACTTCTTGAAATCATAACTATTTATCGAAACTATTTCCGCATCTTCAAATTTACACTTGAAATCCATCAATACATCATTTATTTCACTCTCTTTTGGTAGTGTAGCACAAGATAATACCATTTTTGATATCTTGTTATTTTGCCAGTTCTCATGGATCTTTTTATGTAATTCATGGTCTTTGTAATCCATTGTAATCGTAGGTTCATCCCAATATGTAATGATATTCTCCTCTTTATTGAACGCTAACATGTAATACATCGCGGTTAGGTATGACTGGACATCACATATCATAATCTCGACCTTATCTCCGACACTATTATCTACTTTTCCGATTCCTCCAGACTTCCTATGCTTCGTATAATCTTTTGCTGCGTAATAGTGTAGACGGATATCTTCTGCACTATCACAACCAAACGCAAATGCTATCTTCTTCTCCATACAAATCGCGGATTTCGCCAGGGCTAGACCCACATGCCTTGATACGCATATAAATATAATCTTATACCCTTCCGATAATCCCAGTGGTGTAAGTGTCTTTCCTGTACCGGTAGGTGCACAATATAATACCAATTTGGCTTGGTTTTTAAATTTTAGTTGGAACAAATTGTATATACGCTTCTGATGCTCGAATAGAGATAGGTCCTCATATTTCAATAATACTGGATTCTTCTCTATATATTCATATGCACGATGTATCGTATTCAATATAGAAGTTTTTTTATTACCGTATTCGATAACACGATTTGCCAGATCTAGAATTATCTTATTTGTGCTCGGTATAGATGAACCGAGTAACTGGACCAATGTATATAGGGCCAATGAGTATTTTGACGTTCCCTTTGATAATGACTTCAATATAACGGTTATCATATCCAAAATTACGAATTCGAATATCTTTTCCTTTTTTACCAGAATATTATTATCCATATTATCAATCTTGATAATATCCGTTTTTTTTAGAGTGTTCGTTGTCTTTGTAACCGGATTAAACTCTCCTATCGTTTCGCTTCCATATTTCTTTATTACTTTTTTTACTTCTTTACTGAAATATCGTTCATATAAATAAGCCTCCATCTCGGATGAATTATTCACCTTTATTAATTGATATAACGACTGGTTCATATTAGTCTTTATTGAAACATCATGGAAACCATCGCAGATCAATCTCAAAATACGTTTCTCGTCATCTCCCACCGGTATCTCTGTGTTTTCCCATTCTGTCTTGGTAAGTTTGGTTTGCTTTAGATCCATTGTAATGTGTGTTTTGTTATATTGTTTCTTATGTATATTGTTTAATTCAATTTTACAAAAAAAACACGATTTGGATTCTCTTTTGATTTTCTGAAAAATGGACATTTATAATTGTCCAATTTTCATTTTTCTGAGAATACTTTTTTAGCGACTTTTTTTAAGTAAACGTAAAAAACCGGTTCTTAGCATAATGCAGTAAATCGTGTTTTTAACAGATATTTTTATTAGCATAACTTTTTTTGTTCAATTGTTGTTCGTTGGTTTATGCATTTTATTTTGTTCTAATATTTTAGGACATTTAGAACAAAATAAAATGCAGAAAAATGCAGAAAAATTTACTTGTAATAATTGTGATTTCAGTTGTAGTAATAAATTCAATTATAGTAAACATATATTGACTGCAAAACATAAAAATAGAACACTTCGAACGAATAAAATGCAGAAAAATGCCACTACATACGAATGTTTTTGTGGCAAACTGTATAAATCTAGGAGCAGTTTATGGTATCATAAAAAGAAATGTATTCAAACAGATTCATTGACTATTGTAGAAGAGAAAGTAAGAGAACCTCCCAATGATAATTCTATTATTCTTGGACTTATTTCACAAAACAAAGAATTGATGGAAATGTTACAAGAACAGAATAAGATAATACAAGATATAGTTCCAAAAATAGGTAATAATAATACTACAACTAACAATAATAACACCAACCAATTCAATCTACAGGTTTTTTTAAACGAGGATTGTAAAGATGCTCTTAACTTTTCAGAGTTCATAGAACAAATACAAGTTTCTTTTGAAGATCTAGAGAACCAAGTGGAAAGTGGGTATATTAAAGGGATTTCAAAGCTTTTTATTGAGAGTTTACAAGAATTAGGTACCAATAAAAGACCAATTCATTGTACTGATAAGAAACGAAAGACCCTGTATATTAAAGAAAATGATGAATGGGATAAAGAAGGTTCTCAAGATACACTTAAAAAAGGAATTCAAGAAGTAACGAGGAAAACCATGATAACTCTTATGAAAGAAAAAGAGAATAGACCAGAAGAATATTCAGATATGGATTCGGAATTCTCTGAGAAATGTCTCTATATACAACGAAATTTGATACCTACCGCTCCGCGAGAGACGGCATTTGATAAGGTAATGGAAAATATAACAAAGAATTCTGGAATAATAGAATAATCTCAGAAAACACGATTTGGATTCTCTTTTGATTTTCTGAAAAATGGACATTTATAATTGTCCAATTTTCATTTTTCTGAGAATACTTTTTCAGCGACTTTTTTTAAGTAAACGTAAAAAACCGGTTGTTAGCATAATGCAGTAAATTTCATTTGTTTTTGTTTTTTTTGTTAGCATATATTTTTTTTTAAAAAATAATGCTTTTCATTTACTTGTTTTTTTTGTTAGTCTATTTTAGGCAAACGATGCTAAAAACAAAACAAGTAGAAAACAAGCATTCGTTCATTTGTAATTTTTGTAACTTTAAATGCTGTTACGAAAGTCAATATGATAGACATTTATTAACTGCAAAACATAAAATACTAACAAATGCTAATATTAAAACAAGAAAAAACAAGGATGTTCTTTCTTGTGTATGTGGTAAAACATATAAGCATCAATCATCGTTATGTAAACATAAAAAAAAATGCACCCAATTAAAAGCATTAATCATGCGAAAAGATACTGAGGAAAAACCTTCTATGATTGAAATTATAACACAAAATAAAGAACTTATGAATTTACTAATTGCTAAAAACAACCAAACTGATGAATTAATTCAACAAAATAGAGAAATGCAAAAAACTATGTTAGAAATGGTTCCAAGTATAGGCAACAACAATACTACCAACAATACTACCAATCAATTCAATTTACAAGTTTTTTTAAACGAGGATTGTAAAGACGCTATCAACTTTTCCGAGTTCATAGAACAAATACAAGTTTCTTTTGAAGATCTAGAGAACCAAGTGGAAAGTGGGTATATTAAAGGGATTTCCAAGCTTTTTATTGAGAGTTTACAAGGATTAGGTACCAATAAAAGACCCATTCATTGTACTGATAAGAAACGAAAGACCCTGTATATTAAAGAAAATGACGAATGGGATAAAGAAGGTTCTCAAGATATACTCAAAAAAGGAATTCAAGAAGTAACAAGACAAACCATGATAACTCTTATGAAAGAAAAGGAAAATCAATCAGAAGAATATGCTGATATGGATTCCGAATTTTCTATGAAATGTCTTGATATACAGAGAAATTTGTTTCCTACTGCTCCGCGTGAAACGACAATAAATAAAGTAATGGAAAATATAACAAAGAATTCTGGAATAATATAAAAAAATGGTTAATTGGTATTATTTATCAGGTATTATTTTTATCAGGTATTATTTTTATCAGGTATTATTTTTCTCTATACTATCCACTCAACACCAGACTGTAAGAAGGTGTCTATTTCTGTCGGTAATTGCAGTTTATGCTCGTGTTTCAAATAACATTTTAAGCACGTAATCGTATCAACTAACGCATCATGTAGATTATCTGGAGTAAATCCAAATAATTTATCATGTAATTCTACTAATTTGGGTGACTTTGCATATGAACCATATTTACCATTTATCATAATATTACAAAAGTGTTTGGTTTTAAGCATCGTGCAGTATGTATCTGTATTATGAAGACTATTGAACATATCATTGAATAAGAAGTAGGACTCGGGAATGGTTCGTAAATTCTCTCGGTTACGGAATATCTCAAGTTCAATCATATTTTTATCGAATGAAATATTATGTGCTATGATGCGGTCAGCTAACATATAAGCGTGGTAAAAGTCATACAGAGCATTTGTAATGGGAATCCCCTTCGTCATACAGACATCCTTCGTAATACCGGTAATTTCAGTTATCTTATCGGAAATAATTACATCATCACTAACTTTGATATAATTATTATATGTCTGCTCTATCTGACCCGTCTCTATGTTATATAACACAAAACTCAGTTGGAGAATATAAGGATACTCATTGATTATAGGAAGGTTTGTGTTTTTATCACGCTTAGGTAGAAGACCGTTCGTCTCGGTATCGAATACAAGGACACGAGTAATTGACATAGTATTAGTTATTTTTAGAAGTAAAGGATTGGATTACGGATATACAATTTGGGATTTATAACATCAATTTTTACAAAACATTATAATGACTCGTTATATCCATTTAAAATATTGATACGTAATATACAAAATGACCGTCACTTTTGTTACGTGTTTCTTTCATATATATGATGTGAATTATGATAATAAAAAAAACATATATTGGCGCCTTGAACGTTTCAAGGAACTACTGAACACAGGTATTCCTATTTGTATTTATGTTTGTGCTGTATTGGAACCCATGATCCGATATTTGGAAGAGAAATATGAGAACCTACGAATTATGAAAGTGGTAGAAATTGAGGAATTATGGGTCTATAACGAAACTGTAAAACACGATTTTACCTTACCGGAACATAAGAACTTGTTAAAAGACATACCGAATTATATGTTTGTGATTAATTCCAAATCCGAATTTATGAACCACACAGTTGAAGAGAATCCGTGGAAAACATCGCATTTCGCCTGGTTGGATTTCAACCTTACACACGTATTCAAAGATAAAGTTGCATCACTTCGTTTTTTAAAAGATATGGAGAACCATACTTGGAAACCGTCTTGTTTCCTGATTCCGGGGTGTTGGGACCGATACGATACTATTCATTGTGAACGTGTGCATTGGCGCTTTTGTGGAGGGTTTTTATTGGGAGATGCCGAATCCATTCAAAGGTTCCACCGCTTGTATACTTCAGAATATCCAAAATTCATCCAAACCTATAAGAAATTGGTATGGGAAGTCAATTTCTGGGCATGGTTGGAAGTGAATAGTGATTGGAACCCCGACCATTATAAGGCAGACCACGATGATTCCATTATCCGGGCGATTTCACCTTCCAACTATACTTTGAATTTAAGCGATTTGGGAATAGTTCAACAACTATATGATTATCCGCGTATTGATGGTTATAATCCCGGGTCGGCATCGTATATTTTTTACCGAGGTAAACACCTTTTGAATACCCGCTATGTGAATTACTGGTATTATGATAATGGTTCGTATATGTTTTACGACGGTACTAATATCATACGGACGAAAAACATTACTTCGGAACTGGATTATGATGCTTCTGGTAATCTTATTCCTTTGAATTATGATGAAATGACGGAAACTATTAAACTCCCGAAATACGACCTATATTCGCGCGGAATAGAGGATATTCGCCTTTACGAACACGATGGATTACTAAAATACATTGCGACAACTGTGGGGTATTATTCTACCGGTGGAAATCGCATTATAATCGGGGATTATAATTATGAAACGAAAAATTATTCGAACTCACGAATTATTGAACCGCCTACCGATACTCGCTGTGAAAAGAATTGGATACCGGTGACCGACCCTGAAGGATTAGGACGGGAATTATTTATTTATAAGTGGGCGCCATTCGAAATCGGTCAAATAATTAGAGAACCTGATAAAAATCCTCAGCTGAGAATCGTCCAATCATTCAATGAAACTTGTGGGGTTCACGAATTTCAACATATGAAGGGTTCTAGTCCGTTTATTGAGTTTGGACCAGATGAATTGGTTGGAGTGGTTCATTTCAGTGAAGACACGAAACCACGAAGTTACTTTCATATGATGGTGGTTCTAGATAAACATAGTTTACGACCCCTTCGGTATAGCGAACCCTTTGTCTTTGAAAAGGTAGGTATAGAATTTTGTATTGGGTTTAGGATACATAATGGGAACTATGAATTCTGGATTTCACGAATGGATAGAGAACCTGTGTTGATTCGTATTTGTTGTGATTTACTGGAAATCAATCATCTTTTTTTTATATGAGTAATATATATCAATAATGAATGATAATACTGATATCGGGTTAAATAATGATTATTTTAATTTAGTTATTAATACATCGGGTTTTGTAGAGTTACATAATAAAATTACTGGTGTATCCGCCAGCCCATTATTACGTGTTGATAGTAAAACCAATGGACTCATTACCAGTGCAATGCAAACAATAATGATACAATTCGTAACTTTATTCAGTATGATTTCCTCACTTATTGAGAATGATACATATTATATTGGTGATGACAATTTTAAAAATGCTATGAATCAATTAAATAAAAATAATGATATTACAACAAATTTGTTAACACCTTTTTTTCCAGGTGCAGTTAAAGGATTGGTTCTAGGTAGTAATGCTGACAAATTCTCATACCCACCCGTAGCAAACTCATCCGTAGCAAACTCATCCGCAGAAGCCTCATCCGCAGTACCCTCACCCGCAGTAATTGTAACTCCATTTACTTTGATTTATGAAGCACTTCAACATTATTTTACTGCTGCTAATCAAACTGCTAATTCAATTACCAAGGAAAATGACGAAGGTAAGGTCACTATCAGTATAACCGAACTAACAAATTTTTTGGTTAAGTGCTCGTCTAATAAACA